TCACCTAGGTTAGACCCACCTGGCAAGGAAGATACTTCAGTACCTCGACCACCCTCTCGGCGTGGCATCCAGAAGTCTTCCAGCATTGACATATGTTTTCTATCATCTTTGATGGCACCTGTTGATGCGTCATATACTAGTTTATTTCTATACTTGGACATCAAGTCCTTCATATACTCTTCTGCCTTACCTTTCGGTAGGTTACCGATATCAACATAGAATATCCTACGCTCTGGCGCTCTAGCAAGTCGATAAATGACCAGCGAGTCTTCCATCATGCGTAGTTGGTTGATAGGTTTTAATGCTTTGTGTAAGTGTGATACAACAGACTTACGTGCAGAATCTAAAAGACCAGATGTGATATACACAACCGAATCATTTGTGAGTTTTACACCAGAGTTCTGCTGTCCTGGTTTTTCTTGGTAGATATAATACTCATTGGTAGCTTCAATAATATTAGCACCAGTTTGAGGATCTTTCTTTTTCTTTACCTCTTTGACCTTACGGATCTTAGCAGAGTCAATAGGACGAATATCAGCGATACCTGTTTTTACATTCGATTCGTTTACTACAAGATGGTACACAATCCTACCATCGATGTACCATCGTTTAAAGATGTCGTGACCAAGTTCGTTGAACTTCAGCATTTGTAAAATATTGTTGAATTCTTCTGTCATCAGATTTTTGATTTTATCTGATACTTCTAGTTTGTCGAGTTGCACCTCGATTGGCGCATCATCAGTACCAACAATCGCTTCATTTACAATATCTTCGAGAGCAGCATCCACTTCTGGGTGCATTGAAACTCCACGATATTTTTGAATCAGTGAAGAATTGTCTTTGGACTTGTCGCCATGAATGTCAATATACTGCCCATAATGAGCACCTGTAGACGTGACATAACCAGCCCCATCATCATCAATTTTGGGTACAATTGATTTTAGTTTTTTATCTTCTTGTTCAGCGTTTTTGGATCGAGTAATCTCAAATCCAAATAGCCGTAAAGAGTTCTCAGCCATACCTGTTATTCCACGTTTAAAGTTTAATGTTTTGGTAGGGCATTTCTGCCCTACCTATTCTTATATATACGATCTTACGAAGTCGTATCTGACTCCCAGTACTGCACTTGGAACTCGACATTAAATCTTTCGATTTCATCGTTTGTTCCATATGCAAGATCGATTGCTGAAACGCTAGTAGGGAAACATCCACGGAAGTTATACCGTTTCAATACTGTTTCATCCCTATCCAACTGATCCACAATCAAATCTGCTTCGTAATCAACAGGCGCAGTAAGACCAGTATTTGCACTGTGTGCATTAATACCATTCATCCAACGTTCCATTGCATTACGAATACTGAAGTCAGTGTCATTGATAATTGTAGGTGACCATGTTTCGAATGTACGATCACCAGCAACTTTCAGATTTCTACCTCGGAATGGGATAAGAATTGTTCCCATGGCAGAAGCTGGCAACTGGGCTGCTTCACACATAAATGATGTGAGTTCTACATCACCGTTTGCGTATGCAGGGAAGTTGATTGTTGCTTTGAACAGATTAGGACGTGCGCCCCCACCTCTCAACTTGGCTTTAAAATCGTCTACTGAATTAACCATTTTCTAGCCCTCCCTTATACTGTGCCAACAACTTCAGTAAACTCGACACCAGTTCTTACAGCTACGAAGTTTAGAGTTACGTAGTTGATTGAACGTGCTGGTTTAATGAAGATGGAGCATATGAACTCGTTTCTGTCAATGACTGCTGGCGTGTTGTTTGTTTCATCACACACTACCAAGAAGTCGGTAATACCACGACGGCCTTGAACCTCTCTCAAGAATGGTTCGATAATGTTCTTGAATTCAGCACGAGTAAACTCATCGTTGAACTCAAACATTACGTTCCTAGCCGCAATAGCGATTGCTCTCTCAAGTCCTAGGAACAAACGACGCACGTTAATGCGGTCAAATGCGCTTGGTCTTGCGAGTTTGGTTTTGTCACCAAACAGTAGTACACCCTGTCCTGGAATGTTGGCAATCGGGTTGATGCCAGCTTTGTATAGGGTATCTCTTTCTGTTTTCTTCGGTGAGTAAGCCAGTGCAGTAATACCCAAATACTGTCCACGTCTTGGTCCAGCAGGTGAGAACCATGGTGCTGCAACATAATCGGTTGCTGCCATGATACCAGCCGTAGAAGAAGAGGCAGGGATAAAGATATACTGATCAGTAAACTTATCATACACTTTCAAGTAGTTGTTATCTACAATCAAGTAGGATGAGTTTGTGAATGTATTTGCTGTTGTGACAGCAGAAGTTACTGGATTGGCATTATTGATAATAGCCGCTCTGTTAGGAGATGCAACAACAACACAGTCTTTACGTTTACCTTGTGCGATTGCTACAAGATCATTTACGACTGTAGTTTGATCACTTTGAGAGTTCATACCTGGTGCGATCAAGAAATCGACCAAGGTTGTGTCAACATCTTCATACTTGTCGAAGCCTGTTGCATACTGAGCAGTACCCAAAGCTGAACCATCATTACCGTTTGCCATTCTGATAGAACCAGTAACAGTGCCTGTTTTGGCATAGTTCAAAGCAACCGTTGAAGCAGTACCAGCCGCCCCAGTAAATGGTTTTGAAGTGTGGCTTGAACCAAATCCAGCCATCCAAACATATTCAGAAGCATTGTTGATAACATTTTTGACGTAGTTTGTAGAACCATCGGCATTTTTGTTATCGTTTGACAACGACATGAATGGAAATGTTTCAAGTACTGAGTTTTTAGTACCTGTGAAAAGACCACCAGCATCGATAACAGCAACGTGGATTTCATCTTTTGATGATCCTCTTGCACTGTCCCAAGCAGATGTATCAGGTGCTGCATCGAATGAACTCTTATAAGCCCATGCATCAAAGTCAGCAGTGCCTGCGGAGTCAGCAGTACAGAATTGTACTTGTAATGAGCTACCTAGTGCACCAGGCCATTTTGCGACGAAGGTGTGGTCGGAGTCTGCAAGTGCAGTAATCTGGTTATCCCAGTTATCTCGGTTTTTAACAACAGGAGCAGCAGCGGTTCCAGCACCACCAGCGTCTGAATCCCAAGCGTTTGTCGCTCCGTTGATTTCCCTAACGACATTGAGGTCGCTAGAATATCTTAAAAAATATGCGGCAGAATGCCATTCGACAGTATTATCACTGTCAGGTGAGCCAAAGGTTTCAACCAGACCAGCCTCATTTGCGATCAGCGTGGGTTCTTGTACTGGACCCCACAAAAATTCGCCAACAAAAGCCCCTGTGCTTGTTGGTACGTTTGGTACACCTCCTGTTAAATCAATCTCCTTCGTAACGATTGCTGGAGACTGAGATGGAGTTGTAAGTGCCATAGCGTTTATTCCTCAGTTTTTTCTATTGATAAGCTTATCATAATACGGATGTTCAATCACAACTATTTATACTATTTTGGTTTTAGAAGAATCGATCAGTGGTATCGATAGCCCATCCAGTGGCATGATGTTCCTCTGGGACTTGTGGTATATCACCAACACCATCATCAATAATACCAAACGGCATCATGTCTGCTTCGATCTGATCAATTTTGTCTTTATACATCATTTCTCTTAGGTTTATATCGGTCATATCTCTGAACATATTTGTGTTTGCAAAGTAACCAAACATAACCAAATTCATCATGAGATCATCATGGTTGCCATCAGATGCTTCGAAAGATTGTCCTCTCGCAGTGAATGTGGATATTTCCATGATGGTTTCTTGATCTTGGATAAGAAGCTTTCCGTTCTCTAGAATGTCCTTGATACCACTACAACCCAATCTTTTTGTTTTTCTTGTTATCTCAACACCAAGCCTATCTGCTTTAATGGCAGATTCCATATGCAAGTTTTCGTATTCTAAGTCATAATACAAACCTCTTGTGACTAAGGTTCCTTGATCATTTGCCTCTACAACAACATATGCTTCGTTGTAGAGATTGGCATATTTATAAATAATATCAGGGAAGAGTAATGGAGAAATATTGTTGTTGCGATATACAGCAACTTGCCTAAATGGTGATACGCTAATGTCGATTATTGTAAAAGTAGAATAGTCCTGACCTCTTCCCTTCGATACATCACACGTCATGATATATTCATGACTCTTGATTGGCTGATCGTAAAATAAAAGATCTCCACCCTCGGATGTTTTAATAGGATCTGCTGCCCTAAACTCCAGTAGAGTTTCTGCATTAATCAGAGTATCACCAGTGCCGTAGAATGTGTTGCCAAACTCTTGATCGAACTGTAGCTGGGACGTATTACCAACAGTTTCCAATCTCCATTTTTCATCACGACCAGGAACATCCCACCAATCTACTCTGAATGGTTTGTATGCATTTGTCCCTTGCTCTGCCCCTTGCCATATGTTATAGTACATATTACCAATGCCATTGGCAGTAGAAGTAAT